CCAACAAATTAATAAACACAACGACAGGAGATCTGACTGGTTTGATTGCAATCATATCACCAAAGTTATCCACAGTACATTTCAATCGAGATATACCAGCCCAACGCTTCACTCTACGTACGAGAGCAAGATCAGATACGTCATCAGCATAATTGAACGATGCACGCTTCACCCAACTATAGTTGGCCTCACCACCGAACGTATCGGTCATTTCAACTTGAAACTCCATTATTTGATCCTCCTGCGTGTAGGCATTGCAAACATTCCATCCTCTGGAATGCCACGCTTAGCTAGTGCACCAAGCAACGCATACGAACCACCAAACGATTGATACGGATTACGCTTCACCTTCTTCTCTGGATATACTGTAACAGTAATACCCTCTGCATTCACATAAGAACTAATCGGCTTCATACGTACCCCATCTTCTTTAGATAACCAAACGGAAGACCATTAACGAACTCGAAACTCTCGATTTCATTTTCAAAATTTTCTGCTCGCAAGAACCAACCTACAATAGCCTTACGATTAGAACAATCATGTATCAGGCTGTCAATACGAGCTTCAAATTCTTCTGCAGCCATCTTGTAACCTTCTTCTTCATCCTCAATGGCACGATTAAGATCAGCCAGCATACTATCCCACAACGCTTGCTTCTGATCGGGATTGAATGCTGCAAACGTAGCCCAGAAACCACTGTCAGGACGAAACCCATACGCGTCCTTGTGCAAATCACTAATGACGTTCTCATCGAATGTGTACATAACAACTCCTCATCAATTCAGTAAGGCAAGTATGAGGGTATTTCGAAATTAGGTCAACACGTTAAGCATCGCATTCTACGCGGTATTCTAGTTCTTTTTCAAATAATTCTGTTAACCAATCAGTAAGATCTTGTGTTTCTAAAATAGCAAATATATGATCGGTCGTGAGTTCGCAGAGCGGAACCCACGTAAGTGGCTGCTTACCATCCTTGCCTCGGGTACCCCACGCAAATCCTTGCCGTATATCTTCGAACGGATCATCTACAGTGAGCGAGAACTCAGTGTACGGAGCATCATCATGAACTATACGTCTTGTATAGTCGAGACCACCATCAACCATGTACTCTCTACCATTCTTATCAGTGTATACTTTATAGTCATGTCTATGATAAGATTGCAGTACAGTTCCATCTGGAGTAATGATTCTATTGCAAACGAGTTGTGGACTAGCCATAATATTTTACCCTAACATTAGTTATATCTTTACAAGTTAGATAGAAGGCAACAGTCCGCTCTGTTGTCTTTTTATCACAAGTTCTGAGATAGTCTTCGTATTTTACTTTACCACCATACAACAAACGAGTAAAGTAAATACAAAACTTATATCCATCATTTATCATATTAATTCACCAGCATGTACTTAGCAAGTTGCTCCCAATCCTTGTCACCAGCCTGACGAATCTTAGCTACATTGATAAGAGTACGCAGGTTGATCTCCCGGGCCTCATTACGATTGGTCTTCAGAAACTCAAACGCCTCGAACTTCATAACAGAAGGCACGTTAGGCAAGAAGTTGTCACGATTAACAATATAATCCATTCGGTCTATTTTTTGATCAACGGTCATTGACAAATCAATACACATAGAACGACTACGAATTGCTTGATTGATCTTATCTTGTGTCAGGTTAGAAACAAAAATTACACCACCTGTAAACTGAAACATAGAAGGTAAGTTGTCGTCAGAGAAACTAGTGTTCCAAGTAATGTAACGCTTATCGTACGAGTCTAGAGCGCCCTTCAGTAGGTTCAATGCATCTGGATCCTTCAAAATAGAATCACAGTCGTCGAACACAATAGTAGCATTTCTGTGCTCAAACAATAACTTGAACAATCCTTTTGCAGTAGAGTAACCTTTTACGACAACAAACATAGTTTCATCAGTAGTTACAGTACCAATATCAACATCGGCGATAAGATCCGTTACATTACGAAGACCAGCACGCTCGAGCGACTCAATAACAGTATGAGTCTTACCTAGACCACCTTCACCTGTAATCACTACAGATGGGGTGATACGGTTTGCGATCATATTGACTATCTTACCAACAAACTCGAATCGTTGGTTGATAGGAAAATCAATAGCTTTATTGTCTACTACTTGATCATCAACATATCCATCAATCTTCTGTTTGAGATAGTACTTAGACTTAGAACGAGCAACCTCAATACCAGAAGCATTGTAAGCAACAAACACACCACCTAAGTTCTTGATTTCCATATTATTGCATCCCATAGTAAGAAGCATCTAAATCGTACGAGTATGCTGCATAGCGCATCATCTCTTCATTAGCACACAATGCATCAACATAATCATTGTACACGAGCTCAGTTTGCTCGTCAATAACAAGCTGAGCTAGATCTCTTAACAAAGTATTAACATCCATATTTCCTCCTCAACAATGATTACATTGTATTTGAGCATGGAATTTAGGTCAACAAAAAGTTCTTCTGTAAAATCAAAAGGTTAGTCAACATCAAACCAAACATCTCTTCCAGAAACTCTGCTGCGTAGGGATTCGTTAGTGTCATCGGGAGGAAGTGGTGGTTCCATATCGTCAACTGTAGGCATGACGATGGTTGAATCGGTTATAGATTGTTTCGCAGCACGTGCGATATTGGAGAGCTTCCACTTATGTAACTCTGATTCATCTGTCTTATAATACTTCTGTACAGATAGTGATTTGTTTATTTTGTCTAGATCAGAATGTTCTCTAACATTTGCACAGCTTCGACTACAAAAAGCTCCTCGCTTGTAATGTTTAGATCTACATCTTGGACATTCTTTTTCAGACAGGATCTTCTTCGGGCGGCCCATTAAAATATTTCTTAGCTTTATCTACTGCTTCTTCTAGTGTAACAGCAACTACCTTCACATATGCCACACCGTTGTTTATGTACATATCAAAAGGTACTTCTCCTGTAAATGAAAAATCATCAGGAACTTTGACAACTACTTCCCACTCACGAAGATTCTTAAGTCTTGTGAGTACCTTGTCCATATCTTCTTTTTTCATATTTACCTCAAGAAAAACTCCACTGCTAATTAGCAGCGGAGGCACCATAGTTAGCGCTTGAAGACTCGAGAAACGTAGTAATATGCATTAGCATATGTGATTTTAAGATCTGAAGCAATCATCTGAGCAATCTCACCATTAGTCTTATCCTTGTTAGCGTCAAAGATGGCTTTGGCTTTTGGCTTTTTGTCATTTGATTTAGAACTCTTAGAGATCTTAGGTTTAAATGAAGAAGGTGCAACAGAATCTTCTGAGTTAAACACATAAGGCATCTCTACCTTAATTTTACTTAACTTGCTATCCGCAGTCTTAGAAGCCGACTCAGGATTGTAAGATGGTTGAATTATTGCTTGTTCGACGAGAGCTTTAGCAAGTATGCGAGCGGAAGCAAGATCATACTGATCGTCACCACCCAAATCAGAGATGATACAATTAGCATAGGCAAGCGGATCTGAGGATAATCCAATATCTTCCCCAACTTGTTGAATAGCCTTGACAACTGAACCCTCCTTAATACCATATTTCTGTAGAACTTCTTTAGCGTCGATAACTTGAGTCATGTAATCTCCATAATATAAAAGTACAACAATGAGATAGTAACTTTATCGAAAAATTAAGTCAACAGTTACTTATTTAGTAACATTAATGTTGTTACATAAACAACTGTCGCTATGATGTTCTTTTCCTGTCTCTTCTCCTCATCAGACTTAGGAGACTCCTGATTCTTACAATTACAGTTGGGACGTTCCACTGTTGAGCGTGTTACAGTTCGCTCAACTATTACATCTTCCATGATGATTCCTTTTTTATCATCACGTACAAAAGATGTACTAGGACCTTTAGCAGCACAACCAAAGGTACTAATTGCTATTAAAGATATCAATAGTCTTCTGAACAAATTCATTTGGATCTTTCACAAACACCTGAGGGTTATCATTGTCTACTGCAATCATGATGACTATCTGCTCGATATCAATACCATATCGCTCTTTGACCATCAACGAATATGCGGTGGACTGTATAAAGTAATTAAAAATCCACTCTTCTCTTTTGGGTTTGTTTGCAGTCTTGTAGTCTAAGACTGTTGGTTTACCATTATACGAACATATTAGATCTGAAGTTCCTGCAGCTCGTAATGTATCTGAGTAGAGAGGATATTCAATACCATATACAAGATCTATATTGTTGTCAACAAATGGTTGGATATCCAGAAATAATGCAGTTGTAGATGGCATTTTGTTCAAAGCAAAATCTTCTACATTACCAACATAGTCTTCCATCATGTTGTGAAGTTTAGTACCTCTATTAGATGCCTTACTTGATATTTTATTTGCTTCCTCGTTACCAACTCTATCACGCCACTTCTGAATATCTTTAGCAGAAAGTTTCGATAGAATAGTAGTTACAGAACGATATCGTTCACCACTTGGCGTTACGTAATATCGCTTACCTTCAATCTCTACTCTAGGAATAGTTAGCTTAGGAAGTAGTTGATGCTCGAAGTATTTTGTTCTCAATTTGTTTGTCTGTATTTGTTCACAGCATTATCCACTTTAACTTGTGTAGAAGATCTAGATAAAGTTTTATCTGCAAGTTCGCTATTAGGATGAGCTTCTGCGACCTTAGAAAGAACTTCCTTGAAACCGTTATCAGTTCTTATAGAACCAATTCCCCCAACTACATTAGGAGCGGTGTCGATATATCTTTCTACGTCTTGATTAGATTTCACATAGTCATCGTAATCTGATATTCGTAAAGCGATATCAAAAACTTCGTTAGTGTTCTTGTCTCTAAACGTATAAATTGGCATTATTTTACAGACCAATCCCCTTCACCCTTAGGAGAAGTTTTTTTGGTAGTCTTTCTTGTAGGAGATCTTTTAGTAGGAGACTTTTTAGGAGTGTCTACGGGATCATCTAAAGTAGGTGGAATCTTAACAAAAGGTTTTGGTTGAGACTGTTTACGTTTTTCCCAGAACCAGTTTGTGAACGCTAAAAGTTTCTTTTCAAACCAATCCATAAAAGAATTTTGCCAAAAGCTATTGTTCATCTCCGTACTCCTTATCTCTCTCATAATCTAACTCATCATAGAACTGTTCGTATCGTTTGTTACGAAGAGCTTTGTCAATATTTTTAAATGATCTTTCTGTTACTTCTTTTTTTATTGCTTTTGATACATGATGTTGTTTCTCATCTAGTGAACGATACTGCTTGTTCGTCTTTCCCATCTTAGCCCTCTAATAATCCTGGATAAACTTCTTCTATAAACTTTTTAGTAATTCCTTTGTAAGGTATCTTTTTATCTTTAACTGCCAGTATCAACTCAGCATCATCTTTATCTAGGTTTTCTAAAAACTGAACAAATAGATATTCCCTGCGCACTTGTTTGAGATTGGGATTACCTCCCTCAATAAACAAATACATCTTACGAAGCTCACTATACAATACACTCTGTAGATCTGGTAAATCGTTTTTCTTGAATGGAGGAGCACCCTCTGGTAGAAGAAACTTTATTTTAGGATCGTATGCATACTTTAACAAAGCTCTAAGAGCCTGTGAGTCATACTGATACAAAAACTGTATTCGTTCCTGCTTCTTTTCTAGATCAGAAGCTCTTTTTAAAATCTCAGCTAGTCCAAGTTTCATTTACATTCCTATAGAAAATCATTAACATTCTCAATTAGTGATTTAAGTTTGTGTTGTTGAAGATAATTTATAATATTTACTTTTTTGTGATTGGCAAACTGCTTCTCACATTCACTCCATATCTTACTAATAATGTCAGGAGGAATATCATACAGACTAATTAGTTTTTTATTACGTTCTAATCCTTTTCCAAGTTCTGGAATGAGTTCTAATTGACTCCAGGACATATCTAACCACTCGACCAACTTTCTTTTCTGCACGGATTTCTGCTTGATACTATCCACAAAACAATTGTCATCGGACAATGCATTGGGAATACCATCACTGCTATCTCCACGAATAACTAATTCTTTCAAATACTTCGCTGGGTCATCTACTTGAACATTTCGTTTCCTGATAGGATCAAACTGGATAACTCTATCATTATGTAGTTGGATGAAATCCTTATCAGCAGATAAAATCAATATGTCATCCTTACTATGAAAACATATAGACGCAATAATATCATCTGCCTCACAGTTGTCAACTTGAACGACTACGTATGGTAAGTTATCTCTAACCTCATCTCTTATCTTGTTCAGAGTTTCAAATACAACCTGCCAATCAATGTCACTTTGTTCTCTTGATTTTTTACGACCGGCTTTATAGTAAGGAAAGAGTTGTTTACGCCAATAGTTCTTATCATCACAAGCAATTACCATTTGTCCATAGGTTCTTCCAAACTTAAGGTTGTAGAGGCGAAGTGAGTTAAGTATCATGTGTCTGACAAGACCTTCTTCTACTACCAAGTCAGTATGATTGCCAATCTGGGCCATCAGGTTTGAAATACAAACCTGATTGAAGTCAACAATAATCATTTTATTTGTAGTCTATGCGTTTGATATCTTTTAGTAAAGATACAAGTAAGTTTTTCCACTGGGTCTGTCTATTGTTCCAACTATAAAAAGCATCAATGTAAGCCTTCTGGGCTTTGAGAGTAGATGTTACATCTTCGTTATTATAGATCTGAATTGCATTTTTAGTCAACTCATAAAAAACTTTAGAGTGGTCTCGATGATTGTCTTGCCATTGATACATCCATGTCCAATTAGCAGATGTTTCATAGAGAGCTGCGTAGTTAGGATGAATACAAAAACAACCAGCAGACATTGCTTCCATCAAACTAATGCAAGAAGTCTCCTGCCAAATGTTTGGATAAGCATAGAAATGAGCTTGTTGAAGAGCTTTTCTAACTTCATCGTTAGGAACAGATCCATGGTAGTTGATCTTAGGGTGTTCTCTACAAAAATCGAACAATTCTCTATATTGCTCATCTCTTTGTTCCCATCCATAAATTTTAAAGCTGGAGTAAACATCTAGCTCAATGTTATCGAATTCCTTAGAGAGGTAGTCAAAAACAGGCAAAAGAATATTCAATCCCCTGTGTGGAGTAGTGTGGTAGATAAACTTAATTTTGTCTTTAGGTTTGTCAACCCACTCAATAGGTTCAATGGCGTTGTGAAGGACTACACATTTATGCCATGGTAGACCATAATGTTTCTGATATGCTTGCATCTGCCAGTTAGATACAAACACTAATTTATCAAATCGATTCCATCCACCTTGCTTCAGGTGTTCAGATTCTGGATCGCCAGGAAGATCGTGTAACCAATATATTTTTATTTTGGAGTCATCAACTTCTCTGACTCGAGACGGTATGATTTGAAAATAACTTAATAAATCTTCAGGTAACTTAGAATGTAGAGCTTCCAACATAAGCTCAGTACCACCCTTAGCGTTTTTTGCTACCTCATTAGTTTCCATCGCTATCACCTGTATCAGAACGTTTTTGACGAAGAGCGTCACGTCGCGCTTGTTCAAAGGCTACTTGACATGATATGAACATTTGTTTGAACACAGGTCTTTTATCTTTGTCGATGGTTGGTAAGATTCTTTTAAACTCTTTATCCATCTTGAAACTACTGTTTGTTTTCATTATGACTCCATTTTTTGTAAATAACTCCACGTATCTCTCCAGCCTTTCACCTTCACTGTTGTAGCTTTGCTTTGTTTCATGTGTATATAGTTCTCTTTGAGAGATAGGGCAAGTGGAAAGTCATTTCCTCCTATATCCATCTGATCTCCAAAAAAGTAAACATGAATGTATGGTTCTACAAAATACTGAGCAATCTGACCTTTATCTTTTCCAGGCTCCATGATGTCAATACCTGTCTCTCCTGCAACTTGAGCAACAGCAATATCTTTAAATTTTGAGTTGAAGGACTCTGCTATCTTTATACGTTCTTTATTTTTCTTGTCATATTCAATATATTTTGCACGTTGTTCTTTGTCAGCAGATCTTCCAACTATACTAAAGTTTACAAGTCCTATTCTATTCTCAATGTGTCGACCTGTTTTTCCAGTGAACAGGCTTTTGAAAAGTTGTTCATTCAACCATTGAATTTGTTGATCTTTCAGAGTCCACTTACTTTGATATTTTAGCACTCCTTTAGCATAGATAGCATTTCCGGCACAGCAAAATACTGCTTTAACAGACTCGAGGATATCGTTACCAAGCTGCTCTTGAGATTTAGCATAGTCGCTTCCAGTAGCCAAATAGACGTCTCTGTCACCTTTTCTAAGCCATTGTTTGAACCACTTTTTAAACGAGGGATCCATAAAATCCCTACTAGGAGTCAGAGTTCCGTCGATATCAAAAATGTATATGTTTCTCATTGATCTATTAAATAATTATAAATACTAGAAAAAGGGAGCAAAAATGTTTTACACCGGTACTCCTACAACTTACACTATATCTGATTTGGTGTTAAAAAATCAACAGTTTC